CCATTAGATCACCATCCGAGTCTGCTGGTATCCAGAATACCGAATATCGAGTTGTCAAGTAGAAAACAGTTGTAATAGTCCAACGGGGAGAAGTACAGGATGGCCCGTGTCTGTTGGGGTGTCACGTTGATTTGGATGCCCTCAAGAAACACGGTGGTGGTGGTGTCCGATCCGGCGCCCGGTACCCGCCACACCAGATTGTGCACTCGTCGATACGAGCAGTCAGACCACAGCAATTCAAACTGCACCAGGGCGTCGGCTGTCTGTGAAGTGTCAACCATCTCAACTTGAAAGACTTGGGTGGATGGGTCGGAGCGGACGTCGGCCAGCCATTGAGCGAGATTGGCGTTGAAGGTGGAGTCAACGGACGACACGCTGTCAAATACTGTGCCGTACAGGGTTGTGGAGGTGGTGTCTGTTCCGATGACGTCGGCGTCGGTGGGGCTGTTCACCTCGACGACGTTCGCCATGTTGAGGTCGGCCCGTAGACGCTTGATGTCCGCATACGAGATATTGGTGCCGGTGGAGGCGGCGCGGGTAAAGGTGATTTGGGTACCGGCCCCACGGTTCTGGTTGCGGGGCGCCATTTCTACCGTGTTGTCGTTCATCCAAACGGTGGCTTGTTCGCACACTTGTGTTTGCTGGAGGCGTGACAGGATCGTGCCGGTAAACGTGTAGGCCTTGGCGGTTGATGCGCCCGTAGTGATGGCCAAATTGGAACTTGTGCGGCCTGACCACAGGGACGCCAGTTGGGTTAGCGCGTCGTTGGCGCCCAGGCTGACAGCCACCGCATTGTTGCGGCCGGAAGCCTGCAGATAGTCGGAGGCGTAAACGGTGCAGGTGGACAGGCCGGTGTTGCCCGGATAGTCGTCAAACGAGACGCCTACCACTTGAAACTGTTGATCGTTGTTGACGTCCAGCACCGATCCGAACGTGAAGTTGGCGGCCACGTTGGTTTGGTTCTTGAACGTGACAGCGATGGTGTTGCCGGTGTACTGATCAAGGAACGAGCGTCGACCTTTCATGTAGTTGATTGACAACACGCTGGAGGTGTAGTCGACAACAGGCCCGATGAACGGTTTGAGGCCGACAGTCCATGACAGTTTGGGCATTAGACAGGCCTTGTGTTGACAGGCACTGGGCCGGACTGACGGTTGTAGTTCTGGAGTGCGCGCACCACCTCGTTCGGGTCGGCTGAGGTGACGGTCACGTTGATGGTGTTTCCGCCACCCATCTGGCCCATCGGGGTGACATGTCCGCCACCAGCACCGACCGTCAACAGTTCCGGGCCACGCTCGCCCACCAGGTAGGTCCCTCCGGCCGACACGGTGCCACCCAGGGCACGGCCGGGAATGGAGAACGACAGACCGGCTTCACCGATGGCCTGCGAAGCAGTCAGGTTGCCGTATTCTGCGCCACGGGCCAACCATTGGGCCAACGCCAAGGCGGCGGCCGGACCTTCGGCTGTGAACCTCATCTTGATTTCGCGGGATGACACGTCGCCCATGCTTCCCGCGATGCTCGCCAACAGACCGGCGAATTCGGCGGCCTTTTCGTTGTAGATCCGCAGGTCTTCTTGGGTGCCGGTGCCGAAGGCTTGCCGGGCGGCTTCCTCGAGGTCGTCCAACGCTTGTTGGGCGGTGTCGAGTTGCACGGTGTCGTTCAGTTGGTCGACAAGGTTTTGCCATGCTTTGTCGACGTTCTGCAGTTCTGTTCGCAGACCAGCGGCGCTGTCTGCGGTGCCCTTGAACGGGTTGAGTCTGCCGTACTTGATCTGGTTCAGGGTCTGCTGGTTGGCACTTTCAAGGTCTGTGGCCGCCATCTGCATGTTGTTGATCTCTTCGTCGGTGATCAACGGTTCATCTTGTTTGGCGTCTTCCATGTTGATGCCGAAGACCTTGAACAGGCCGGACACCATGTTCATCTGGCCGCGAAACTTGTCTATGGGGGAGCCGAAGAACGATTGCAGGAAGCCGCCACCGATCTGGCCGACCTGCAGTTTGTTGAACTGTTCGACAGCGTCGGAGATGGCGGGCACCAGTACTTCGCCCAGTTGCAGCGACAGATCCTCAATGGTGTCTTTGAGGTTGTCCATGTTGTCGCGGAATTTCTTGGCTCGTTCCGCTTCTGCCGGGCTGATCGTCTTGGCGTCCGACACTTGTGACAGCGACTTGCGGAGGTCGTCGGATCCCAGTTGGATCAGGTTGGACATGTCGCGCCAGCCCTTACCCAACAGTTGGGTAGCGACACGGGCTTTTTCGGCCGGATCTTTGATCTTGTTCAGCCGGTCAATAACGTTTAGGAAAGTTTCGTTGGCGTCAACGGTGCCATCCTTGGCGTACTCCACCTGGACGCCCAGTTCCTCGAACAGGTCTGGCGACTTGCCGAGGTTCTGGTTCATTTTGCCGATGTTGGTTTCGATGGTCCCGGCTTCAATGCCAAGGTCACCGGCTACCTCCATGAGGCGTGACGCTTCCTCGACGGCCAGTCCGGTGGCTCCGGCAAATTTGTCGGCACCCAACGCCAAGTCTTGGAAAGCGGTGACGCCCTGGGCGGCGAAGGTGACGAAGGCGCCGGCCGCCGCTGTGGCGAAGGTGGCGGCGTTGGCTTGGATGCCGTCAAATACGGCTTTTGATCCGGCCTTGAATTTGCCCATGGTGCCTTGGGCGTTGCCGACTTCCTTACGGAAGTTGACGAAGGCGGCTTCGGCGGCCTTGATTCCACGGTTTTGGAATTCGGTTACGAGCGGGATTGTTACGGCCATCAGATCACCTTCACTACCTTCGCTACGACCGTCTTACCGTGCTTGTATTGCAGGGCATAGGACGACTCGTTCATGATCTTTTCCACCAGTTCACGCAGTTGTTTCTGCACGTCGTCGGCGGACATTTGGTAGGCCTTCCACATGATGCGCGACGGGCTACCGAAACGAGACGACAGCACGTTGATCATCTGGGCGCCCTGGGGTGTCATCGACTTGCCCGACATGTCAAACAGGGTGGCGGTACGGTCGTTCCACTTCATGCCAAAGACGGCCGCCTTCTTCTTGGAACCGGACGTGAATGCCTTGATGGATCGTCGCTCGGCACTGGCATTCCACGGGAGCAGCGACGTCGAGTCTTCGTCGGCGAACGAGACGACGCCACGGGCCATGCGCGCCTGCTTCTTGGCGAAACCGCCGACGCTGTAGCCGCGATTCCAGCCGGACATGGGTGCGTCACCAGGTAGCAGGCGTTTGGCTTCCTGGACCATCGGGGCCGCGATGGTGGCGAAGTCACGGGTGATCTGGCGTCGGGTGGCTTTGTCCAACTGGTTGAGGGTCGCCAAAGCCTCCTTGACGCCCTTCACCTCCAGTGTGGCCTCGACTGTCACCTGTTTCGCTCCTTGAAGATTGCGGCGACCGTCGCAAGGTCGTCCGTATCAAAGGGTACATCAGGTGGCCACCAGCCTGTGCTGATTAGCAGTTCTGCTAATGAGCGTCGGTAGGTGCCTGCGGGAAAGGGCCGGACGCCTCTTCCGACACCACCTCCAACTCGACGAGACGCGCCACAAACGAGTCGAATTCAACGGGCACCACGATCTTCTTCTGTTTGCACGTTTCCCATGCCATGAAAGCAAGGTCTTCCATGCCAATCCCGGATGCGAGGTCACCGGCTTTGCGTCGGTACTTACGCTCCCAGGCGATGATGGTTTGCAGGTTGGTGGTGACCACAAACGGGCCATCACCGATGTCCACTTTGAGATGCAGTTTCATGTCGGGCCTTTCGGGTTAGGGATGAATTACGCCTCGGTCCAGGCGAAGGTGCCACCGTTGAAGGTGACCGAGCAGGTGGCCAGTTCGCCCACCGTGTAGACGACCGGCAGTTCCGCCAGGAAACCTCCGGTGAGGGTGCCCAGCGGGTTGGTGGCCGACGGTGTAGCCGACGATCCCTTGATGGTCACGTTGGTGCTGGTGCCCACCAGCGACTTGAGGGTGGCGTACGTTTCGGTGGCGGCGGTCGACCAGTACAGGTCGAGGGTGATGCTGTTCTCCTGCAGACCGGCCGTGTACTTCATGGCGGTGTCACCGAAAGCGGTGTTGGACAACTGGGCGAACGTCTGGTTGACGGTGGCGCCGCTGCACTGGTCGGACAAGTCGACAGCGTTGACGGTGACGACTGGGTTGCTGAGGTATGTCGACGTGGGCATGAGTTACTCCTGGTCCGTGTTGGCGGCGTCGGGAGCCTTGTTCTTATTTTTAGCAGATTTGCCGGGGGCGGTGTGCGTGTCCTCGATGAATCCTCCGGCGATCAACGCTTCCACGTTGACGCCCTCCACAGGTGTCCAGATTGCGCCAGGTTCGCCCAGACGCGCGGAGATGATGCAATATGCCATGTCATGCCACCTGTGCTTGTAGGGGGATTGTGAGGTCGTAGGCGGGGAATTCTTGGCCGCCGATGACGACCGATACGGGCCGGCCGTCTGTGACTGCGATGTTCTTCTGGAACAGTTGGGCGCAGATCGCCAGAATGTTACGGAGGGCGTCGAGGTTGGACGGGCCCAGGGAGAAGACGCGCACGGAGAAGTCCATCTTTACGATGTTGCCACCGTTGAAGGATGTCCAACTGGGGGCGTCCAAGAAGACGCAGGGTGGGTTGATCTTGCTCGGATCAGTGACGACGCGCAGACCGGAGATTGTTGCCAGGGTGGCGGACAGGTCGTCGATCGCTTCGTTGAACAGATCGGTGTAGGCCATGTCATGCGACCTGCGGCCTCGAGATGCCCAACAGTTGCTTGATCAGTGGGGACAGGCCGACCGTGGGTGCGGTGCCCATTTCGGTGAACGACGCGAACTGGTCAATGGCGCCACGCTGACGGTACAGGGCGCCGCCGTACATGATCGTGCCGAGGGTGACGTCACCGGACGGGCTGGTGGCCAGTGCGTCCACATACCCGGACTCCTCGCGGCGTCGGAAACAGAAGGCGTTAGCGGCGGCCGCGCACTGGTTTAGGAACGTGGTTTCTGCGCCACCGGCCAAGGTAATGCCCAGCCAGTCTTGAATGTTGGTGCCGGTGATCCAAGTGCACGTTGGCGTGTAGGCGATCGTGCCTGCGATGGCGTTGATCGTCTCGGGTGTCTGCGTCGATGCCCACATGACTGCGTTGGCCAACGGATACGAGGTGTCGTATTCGATGATGCCGTCAGTGTTGGTGTTGATCGGCAGGTATTGCGGGAGGGCATACACGGTGTGCGTCCCGTTGTATGCCGCTCCCGCACCTGCGACGGTCACCGATCCGCCCACCACGATTTCGTTGGGGGTCAGCGTGGTGGCGGTGACGTAGCCGGGGATGATGACGCCGTATTGAATTGTGTAGGTCGCCATCGGGCGGCCCCTCCAATCAGGCCTGGGTGATCTTGCGGATCATGCCGCCCACGGCAGCGAAGGTGCTGACGTAGCCGTAGAACGAGAAGGTGCGTCCGAGTGTCGACGGCACTTCCACGGACATGAGGCCGCGGATCTGCTCGTAGAATTCGTAGGCCTTCTGGCTGTTGGTGATGATCATGGTCTTGGCAGCGAAGTTGCTGTCCACGACGATCTCGAGACCGAGCGGGTTGGAACCGGTCCACGTGGTGGCGTTGCCGCCGCCGAGGGCGTTGAAGCCCTGCAGGCCGGGCGAACCAACGTACGGGAAGACGGGACGGTTGGAACCGTCAACCAACTGGCCCATCTGGCCCCACACGTCCGGCGACACGAAGATGGTGTCCGGGAAGAAGTTGCGGTTGTTGGACACGTCCACCGCGGCGTCGTAGATCGACTTCATGAGGTCGGTCACGGTGCCGTCCCACACGCCGCTCGAGGTGGCGGCGGTCAGCAGGTTGTCGCAGGCGATGTTGTCGGTGGACAACATGTATTCGCCCATGAGATCGTTGAGGATCAACTGCATGGCGGCGGGCGACGTGAAGTCCATGTCCTGGGCGGACAGGGTGACCTGTCCGGCGACGGTGGACTTGCTGATGGTGTTGGCGGCGATCACCATGGTGGTGGCCGACACGGCATCGAATTCGGCGGACTGGACTGCGGCCGAAGTGTGCGTGGTGATGGTGGGACGCACGAACGTCTTCTGCGCGCCGCCGTCCGGGTAGGCGCGTGCGCCCAGTCGCTGGACGCAAGGCCTCACGAAGTTGATGTCCTGCACCAACGGGCCCAACACCGGCACCGGAAGCAGACCGGGCGTGTTGGTGGTGGCCACGTCACCGGCAGCCGCCTCGAAAGTGGACTGGTTCTCCTTCTTCCAGTCGACCACCTGGCTGTTGACCTTGGAGAAGGTGTCGCCACCGATGTGGTAGGCGGCCATCCACTCACCGGCCGAGGGGAGGCGC